GACCTGTGGATGTGGATACAAAAGAGGACTTGAAAAAATACTATGACAAAAATAATCGCTGAAATTGGAATCAATCATAACGGTTCTATTAACATAGCCAAAGATTTAATTGACTTATCAAAAGTCGCAGGCTGTGACTATGTGAAGTTCCAAAAGAGAACGCCCGATATTTGTGTTCCAGAAGAGCAAAAATCAAAAATGCGTGTAACACCTTGGGGTGAAATGGCGTATATTGATTACAAGAAAAGAATTGAGTTTGAAGAAGAACAATACGATCATCTTTTCGCTTATTGTAAAAAGATAGGGATCGGGTGTTTTGCTTCTGTCTGGGATAATCCTTCAGTTGACTTTATGACAAAGTATACCGATATTGCTAAAATCCCATCTGCCCTTATTACAAATCACAAGCTTTGCAGCTATGCCAGAAAAAAGAATGATTTTTTGATTGTATCGACAGGTATGAGCACTGAAGAAGAAGTAGAAAAAAATGTTGACATTTGCAGTCCAGATGTTATAATGCATACAAACTCTTCGTACCCATCTAAAGTAGAGGAGCTTAACTTGAATTACATCAAGTGGCTTGCTGAAAAATATCCCGACGCTGCTATCGGATATAGCGGTCACGAGTACGGACTAGTCACAACCTTTGCAGCAGTTGCATTGGGTGCTACTTGGGTTGAGCGCCACATTACTCTTGACAGAAATATGTGGGGCAGCGACCATAAATCCTCTATCGAGCCATCAGGCTTGATTAAACTTGTTAAAGGTATCCGTGATATTGAAAAGTCGTTTGGTAAGGGTGGACCACGCGAAGTGTTAGGAAGTGAATTAGATAAGCGCAAGTCCCTACGAGGTAGTTAATGATTGTATATGTTGATATTGATGAGACAATTTGTGACACCCCTGAAAGCAGAGATTATGGATTGTCAACGCCGATAAACGAAAGAATTAAAAAGATTAATGCGCTTTATGACAAGGGTCATACAATTATTTATTGGACTGCCCGAGGCACGGGATCTGGAATTGACTGGAGAGAGACAACAGAAAGACAATTTAAAGATTGGGGTGTTAAGTATCACGAGCTAAGGCTTAAGAAGCCAATTTACGATTTGTTTATTTGTGATAAAGCGATTCGCACAGAGGATTATTTTGAAACCAATGATTAGATTAGCAGAAAAAATTATAGATAATGAAGATATTTCAAGTCTCGTAGACTGGTTACAACAAAGTGATCGTTTCACAAAAGGTGAACAAACTTTAATGTTTGAAGCTGAGTGGTCTAAGTGGCTTGGCTGCAACTATTCTGTTTTTGTTAATTCTGGTTCCTCCGCAAACTTGTTAGTAACACTTGCTCTTCTGTGTTCTGGTAGGCTTAGAAATAAAAAAGTAATTGTACCAGCAATTAGTTGGGTTACAACTGTATCCCCAGCGATGCAACTTGGAATGACACCTATTTTGTGTGACTCTGATAAGGATGATTTAGGACTTGATGTTGACCACTTTGAGAAACTATGTGAAGAGCACAGACCATCTGTAGCTTTTCTTGTTCACGTTTTGGGGCATGCTAACAAAATGAAGCAGATAACTGAAATCTGCGAAAGATATGATGTTCTCTTAGTGGAAGATACCTGCGAGGCTTATGGAAGCGAACATCGAGGTCAAAAACTTGGAACATTTGGTATTGCCAGCACTCACTCTTTCTTTTATGGGCACGCTATGTCCACGATTGAAGGAGGAATGGTTAGCACCAACGATTATGATTTATTTAATTTGATGTTGTCACTTCGCTCTCACGGATGGTTGCGAGACAATGACGAATTATACAGACAAAAGATACTAGAAAAGTATGATATGAATGAGCCGTTTCTTGAAAATTACTTTTTTGTTTATCCAGGGCTCAATATTCGTAATACAGATTTGAATGCTTTTATCGGTATTGGTCAAATGAAAAAAGTTAATGACTATGTAAGTAAACGAAATAAAAATTATAATTTGTATCTTAATAATCTGTCGGAGCATGTTTGGGTTCAACGGAGTGATACAGATCCTGTCTCGGCTCTTTCCTTTGGGCTGATTCACGAAAACAGAATGAAGATTGCTGATGCTCTAATAGAAAACAACATTGAATGCCGACCACTAATTTGTGGATCAATTCAAGAACATCCCTTTTGGTATACGAGGTATGACAAAGTTGATTTGCCTAATGCAACAAAAGTACACCAACTTGGACTTTATGTCCCTTGTCACCAGGCTATGACCGATGAGCAAGTTAATTTTATCAGCGATATTATTAAGGATAATGTATAATGGAGAAAAAAATGAAATGTAGAATCTCTGGCAAAGAAACTGTTGAAGTTTTTAACTTAGGCGATCTTCTGATGTCTGACTTTACGCCAGACGGAGAAAAGCCTCGCACAGGTCTCGGAGAGCTTAAAATGATGCTCTGTACTGAGTCTGGTCTCCTTCAGTTGGAAACAATCCTACCTCCTGAAGAAATGTATGGAAAATACTGGTACAGGTCCGGTATTAATGATACAATGAAGCAGAAGCTAAAGGATGTCGCTGTGTCCTGTCTTGACTCCATTGATACAAAGGAAGGTGATGTATTTTTGGATATCGCCTGCAACGATGGTACTATGTTTGATTATGTTCCAGACTACATGATTAAGGTTGGAATTGACCCTGCTGACGATTCTTTTGTCGAAGAATCTTCCAAGAAAGCCAATGCTATCGTGCAAGATTTTTTTAGTGCTGAAGCATACAGGCGAACTGAGTACGCCCACCTGAAGCCCAAAATCATTACCACAATCGCGATGTTTTATGATTTGGATGATCCACAACCTTTTGTAGATGACATCTACGATATCTTAGACGACGATGGCATCTGGGTTCTCCAACTGAGTTACACTCCCCTGATGCTAAAGCAGCTTGCTTTTGACAACATTTGTCATGAGCATATCTGTTACTATTCACTCAGTTCTATGAAGTATCTGATGGATCGTGCCGGATTTGATATTGTTGATTGTCAACTAAATGATGTTAATGGTGGAAGTTTTAGAATTTATTTGATGAAGAAGACTGCTAATAAAACCAAGTTTAGAAATCAACAAGAGCGAGATGTCGCAAACTTTAGAGTCAACGCTCTGCTTGAGTATGAAAAGTCACTTAAACTTAATGACCCTCAGACTTACATTGATTTTTATTCTGAGATCTGTAAGCTTCGTGATGACACGATGTCATTTATTAAGCAAGAGAAAGCTAAGGGCAAGAAGATTGCTGGCTATGGTGCCTCCACGAAGGGTAACACCCTATTGCAGTGGTATGGGCTGGATCACAATTATGTGGATTACATTGCAGAGCGCTCTGAATACAAATATGGTCTCAAGACAGCAGGAACCAAGATCCCGATTATTGCAGAGGCAGATATGAGAGCAGACCACCCCGATTATCTTATTATCTTGCCGTGGCACTTTATCAACGAGTTTGCCGAAAGAGAAACTGAATACATTGAGAAAGGCGGAAAGTTTATTGTTCCGTGTCCAAAGTTTCTTGTTTATCCTGACGAGGGCAAGTGATGAATTTATTAGATGTACAAGATAAACTTCTCGTGACTGGTGGTACAGGAATGGTCGGAGTTGCCCTACAAAAAGTTCTGCCTGACGCAACTTATGTCGGTAGTAAATATGACTTGACCAGCTTTGATAGAACTATGGAGCTTTTTGAGGAAGTTAAGCCAGAGTATGTTGTTCATCTCGCAGCAAAGGTCAGCGGTATGAAAGGCAATATGGACGCACTTGGAACACACTACACAGAGAATGTGTATATGAACACGAACGTATTGGAGGCAAGCAGGATTCACAATGTGACAAAGGTTCTCTCAGTTTTAAGCACTTGTGTGTATCCAGAGTTTGCCAGACTGCCTTATGTCGAGGAAGACATTCACAAAGGCATGCCTCATTACACTAATATGGGCTATGGTTTTTCCAAACGAATGCTCGATGTCCAAGCCCGAGCTTATCGCGATCAATACGGTAGTAACTTTGTTAATATTATCCCAAACAATCTTTTTGGAGAGAATGACAATTTTCACTTAGTTGAGAGCCATGTTATCCCGTCTGTTATCCGCAAGGTATACGAGGCAAAGAGAAACAACACAAACATTACATTGTGGGGCGATGGATCTCCTCAAAGAGAATTTACATATTCTAATGACTTAGCAGAGATTATTCTGTTTATGTTTAATAATTATGATGGTGCCGACCCTATCAATGTCGGAAATCCAGGCGAACACACAATCAAAGAACTCTGTGAGATAGTCTGTGAGTTCTTGGAGTATGAAAACGAAATCACTTGGGATACAAGTGTTAGCAATGGTCAACCAAGGAAGCCATCCGACAACAACAAATTTTTGGAGTTGGGCTGGAGCAACGACCGCTACACTGATTTTAGAACAGCATTAAAAAACACTTGTGACTGGTTTGTTGAGAACTATGAAAATGTTAGAGGAGTAAGATGAAAACCGCACTAATCACTGGTATTACAGGACAAGACGGCTCTTATTTAGCAGAAATGTTATTAAAGAAGGGCTACAAAGTTGTAGGAGTTAAAAGAAGAACTTCTCTTATCTCTACAGATCGTATTGATAACATCTTTAATGACCCAGATTTAATTATGAATTTTGATCTGGTATACGGAAATATGAACGACTCTGGCTGTCTTCACAGGTTGTTGATTGAACATCAGCCTGATGAGATTTACAATCTTGCTGCTCAGTCACATGTTCGTGTTTCTTTTGAAACACCCGAGGAGACCACTGAGTTTGTTGCCATGGGTACACTTCGTTTGTTGGAGGCATATAAGAACATCTGCCCCAAGGCAAAGTTTTATCAAGCATCCTCGTCTGAAATGTTCGGTGACAACCCAGAGAATCCACAAAGCGAAACCACACGACTCATGCCCGCCAGCCCTTACGCTTGTGCGAAGGTATATGCTCATAATCTTTGTAGAAACTACAGAGAAAGTTATGGACTTCATATCTCCAGTGGTATCCTTTTTAATCACGAGTCTCCCCGTCGTGGAGAGACATTTGTTACCCGTAAAATCACCCGTGCTGCTGCTCGTATAAAAATGGGGCTACAAGATGACCTTTTATTAGGTAACCTCGACGCAAAGCGAGACTGGGGCTTCGCAGGAGACTATGTGGAGGCAATGTGGTTAATGACACAACAAGAAACACCTGATGATTATGTCGTGGCTACTGGTGAGACCCACACAGTTAGAGAGTTTTTGCAAGTTGTCTTTGACTATGCTGGACTTGACATTGATAAATATGTTGAGATTGACGAGCGTCTTTTTAGACCTCATGAGGTTCCACTCTTACTTGGTGATGCTACTAAAGCAAAAGAAAAGCTTGGATGGGAACCAAAGGTAGACTTTGTAGGTCTTGCAAAGATGATGTATGATGAGGATCTGAAGGAACTAATTAAATGAGAAGAGTAGAAAAGCCTTGGGGCTATGAAATCATTTGGGCAGAGACAGCAAACTATGTAGGAAAAATTCTTCATATTAATGCTGGTCACCGACTTTCCAAACAATATCACAATGTTAAAGAAGAAACACTCTATGTTTTAGCTGGCACACTATGTAATTACGCTGATTCTGGTGAGATCCAGAGGTTTCACCCTGGTGAAGTATTTCACGTTGAACCTGGACAGATACACCGATTCGGCGCTCTTGAAAATAATGTAGAGGTAGTCGAGGTTAGCACACCACATTTAGATGATGTGGTTAGGTTAGATGACGATTACACACGATAATTTAAAAAACTAATAAAATATGGTATTATAATACCAAAGGAGATAAAATGCAACTTACTGATCAAGCACTTGGAGCACTTATGCTCGCACTTCAAAACTCACTTATGAACCAGACTGACATTGTTCCTGTTTTGAAGGAATTTAATTTTACAGCAACTGATAATGGACTTGTTGTTGAAAACCCTCCCGTTGTTGACATGTCGGACAACGATGAGGAAACCAGTGTAGTATTTGATGCGCTTGTTGACGCAATTGAATAATGCCAAAATATGTCTACAAATGCTTAAAGTGTGAGAAGATATGTGAAGTTGTGCATTCGTTTAGCGAAAAGAAGACCAACTGTTCTGAGATTACAGAGTGCGAGGTTAACCACGAGATTGAGCGATTGCCACAGCACATCAATTACTCCACAAAAAAAACGACCAACAAAATAACCCCTGGTCAAATTGTAGACGACTTTATTAAAGAAACAAAAAAAGAAGTAAAAGCGTATAAGAAAGATATGCGCGATTGGAAACCTGAATAGTGTTAATTTATATTATTTTACTGCTCTCAATAGCTCTTAATGTGCTACTGGTGTGGTATGTTCGGAAGGTTCAAACAGAATATATTTTGTTTGTCAGAGACAACCTTGAAGCACTTATCGAAATGCAGAGTGAGTTCAATGAACATCTTGAAGTCGTAAATAATATGGAAATGTATTTTGGTGACCAAACTCTTGTAGGACTATTAGAACACTCTAAGTTTGTTAAAGAACAGACGGCGGAGTTTCTTTTAGTTTTACAGGATTTAGAAGAAGCAGAAGAAGAATAATTTATGCCAAGAAAGCGGAAAGCCGGTAAGCACTACTTTACCAAAGACCACGAAAATGCAATTATTGAATATGTTGCCACCGATGACCAAAAGGTAAGAACTCAACTTTACGTTGATTGGATAGGTCCAGCCTTTGACGAGATGGTGGATAAAATTGTATACACTTATAAATTTACTACTCTCCCAAACATCGACGCTCTCAAAGACGAATGTAAGGTTTGGCTGACAACAATTCTTGATAAGTATGACCCAAGCAAGGGATCAAAAGCATTCTCGTATTTTTCAGTCATCACGAAAAACTGGTTTATTCACAAAGTAAAGAAAAACGCCAAGCGAGCCCGAACCGAGGTTCTGTATGATGAGATGCCAAAAGAAGTTGATAATGAACTTGTCATAACCTCTAATCCCTATCATGCAGACCGTGAAGAATTAGAGTTCTGGAAGTCATTATGGGCGGAGATTGAATCTTGGGACACGGGTAATTTAAAAGAAAACGAAAAAAAGGTTCTTGAAGCAATTAAGATTTTACTTGATTCTATCGATGAAGATAAGATGATTTATAATAAAAAAGCAATCTACTTGTATCTTCGTGAGATAACTGGTCTCAACACGAAGCAGATTGTTAACAACCTCAACAAGCTCCGTGTAAAATACCGGATTTTTAAGAAAAATTGGGTTAACGGCAAAATATAAACTTCGTCGCTTCTAATTATTATGGAGCACGAATACCATGAAAAAGACAGATAATTATCTTGATGAAGCAATCGAGAACATTAGGAAAGATCGCGAGATCACAAAAGATCTGTTAAATGATTTAATTGTATACTTGAGCAAAGACGAAGCACGCCACACGGAAGTAGGCACCGTCGCAGCCAAGTATGTTGAAACACTCCAGCGTTCTAACGAGCAACTTGTTAAGCTTGTCACACTACTGGAGAAAAAGAAAAGCACATCGGTTGGTCTTACTGACGACGATAAGTCAGAAATCTTTGACTTGCTCAACGGAGAAAACTGATATTAATGTTTGAAACACACCAAGAAAGACAGGCTCGTGAAGAACGAGAAGAACAAGAGCGAGTATTGAATGAAAACATTCAGTACGCTGCTTTTTTTGATGCCTTGCAAGAGATTTTTGGCAACGCACAGGAGCTTGTCCCTGGAGATTTTGAAGACACTGAAGTGCAAACAAGTAAGTTTAATAACATACTTGAAAATGGAAAATTAAAAAATCTTCAAAAGAAAATCGCTGCTCATCAAGGAAAGCCGTTAATTGGCTTATATGCAATGATCATGCAGAAGAAAGAGGTAACTCAGGGTGATAATCCTCTACCAGCACCACATGGAGGTAAATCTGCTTGGGGACGAGCACTCGGTGCCCTTCGTGCTGCTCCAGGTGCCATAGTAGAAGGCAGCAGATCTCTCAACTCTGGTATTGTTGATCTTCTTTCAGGAGGACAAGAAAACTCTATTGATAATCAACGCAGTGAGGCGTTGAACCTTTTAAATTTTCCTGAATATTATGTTTACATTTTTTCAAATATTGGTGACAATACTCCACCACCAACATTACTCGAAGAAAGAAACACGCCCCTTGACCCAGGACAAAGCCGTGGCAATAGAATTATCGGTAGAAACTTTACTAATTTAGAAGCTTATCAAGAGGCTATTGTAACCTCAAAGGCGATGAGGGATGAGGAGGATATTGCCCCAGGATCAATTGTAAGAATATCGTATGAAAGTCCAGATACAAAAAGCAAAGTTATTATCAATGAAGTTGTTGAAAATGACCCACAATTTGTTGAGTTGGTTCTACGCTCACTTGGTGCCAAATCTGCTCTAACTGCTGAAACTGCCTGTGCCACTGATTCGACTTTTCGTAACACACAACACCCAACTGGTGACCCAATTGGAACTTTGAGCGATGTATTAACTAAAACAAATATAGGTGGCAATAACACTATTGCTTATCCATTTAAAGAAAATGCTGAGGTTAACTTAGTTGTAATTTTACACGGGACATCTCCTTATCCTCGTAACGCTGGTGGAAGAACCGGACAGGAAATTATTTTAAGTATAGTTAAAGAATTTGATATAACAAGCACAATGTTTTTAATACCAAGAGGTACTGATCTAGGTATTTTTCAATGGTCTGCTATTGAACAAGCGATAGACGACCTTACCAATCAGGGAATAACAATTAGTAGTAAAAGGCTTGCTGCTTGGAGTAATGGTGCTTATGGCTTTGTTAATTCTATTGAGGGTGCAGGTCTTTCTTATTGGGATCGCGGAGTTTTCTTAGCAGATCCGACACCATCCCCAAGGAGTATTTGGGGAACTGACTTTACAAAAGTACCCAGCGGAGTTTATATGGAATATAATCCAGCGAATTGGGGCTCACAACAACTCCGTGATGATTTCCCAAGTATGGTTGAGAAAATTACATCAACTGGTGGTCAAGCAATATTAAAAGAAGAGAGTCATTCTGCTATTTTAAAGTCCATATTAAACAAACTAAATACTTAGTGTATTAGAGAAATATCTTATGTCACAATTACCTTGTCCACAAAATAATCCAACAGAGGGATCCCCAACAACAATAGACGATATCTGTGAAGACCCCTCTTTTTTAGATGCCGGAGGTCCAGGCGGTGCAGCGGGAGGTGTCTATCAAAATATTCCTGACGGTGAGGTTATACAAAATGTACAAGACACTTATGTCGGTGGCGACATAACTGGTACTATTTCTGAATTTGTTGTTTTTAATGGTAAAATAATACCAAAAGAAATTGCAGTGTACTTAAGACCTATGATTCAAGCAGCCGCTGCTGAAGGTGTAACACTTCAAGTAACAAGTGGTTTCCGAACATATGCAGAGCAAGAAAAACTAAAAAGGGACGATCCTCACAATGCAGCCTACGCAGGATACTCTCCACATCAAAGGGGATTTGCTGTTGATATGAATACACGAGGTCCAGGTCAGTATGAATGGCTGGTTAAAAACGCTTATCGCTATGGTTTTGTTCGGACTGTTACTCGCGAACGATGGCACTGGGAATATCGAGGAAATTGGCCAGGACAAGAAAAACCAGTCTGGGCTTCATCTGAATATAGATGGTATCCAGCATCTCAATTTTCTATCGTTAAGAGAAATCACCGTTGTGGCGTAGCCGATGCTAATGGAGGTTCTAAAAATATGTCCGAAAGCACTCGCTGGGGTGGGAATCTTGGCAACCGTCATCCAGATCGCAAGCAACTAGGATATGCCAATACTTGGGTTGGTTTGGATGGAGAACATTTACCCGACAAATTTGATCGAGAAGATCCCGGTTGGGACCAAAGAGGTCCGGCACCATTACCACCAACATAACTTTAATAAGAACTACTTACATATATGGCGAGAACTTTAGAATCAACACAGACACCAAACTTCGCACCAGCAGTTGATAACCAAGGATTAGATCCTGTTTCAAGTGCCGTGATTAACTCTTCCAACACGCAAGAAATATTGAGAGTTTCTGGGCTAAACAATGAGAGGATGTTAGAAAGAGTCCCAAAATATATTAGGGCTGGATGTGAAAAAGTTGTACAACGAGGTAATTCTTTCATTGTTCTTGGGCGTGACAGACCTGGGGCAAGAGACAGGGGATATGGCGGAAGAGGGCATACTGGTGCTTCTGCTATAGATATAGTTGCTGGCAGATCTTTAGATCCAAACCAAGATGGGCTAAATTACGATCCAAATATGAGATCAGATTCAGCAAGAATTTATATTAGTCAAAAGACGGATATGGATTCAAATTTTAATACTCCTGGTGTTTCTGTTGGTAAATCTGGAATTGGTCTTAAAGCAGATGCTATAAGAATTATTGGGCGTGAAAGTATCATGCTGGTTACCAGAACAGAGGACACAAATTCAAGAAATGGAACTGCTGGATATGGTGGCATACAACTAGTCGCAAATAATGATGCTACAACGCTTCAGCCAATGGTGAAGGGTGATAATTTAGTTCAGATGATTCAAGAATTAGACGACAGACTGAAAGAAATAAGCACACAACTTTTAAATCATATAAAAGATCAAAATTCATTTAATTTAGAAGTTATGAAACATACGCATCTTGGTTCTGGAACTCGTGGTCCTATTACAACATTTGTTTCTCCAACACTTGTACCTCCTGGTGTTCAGAGTACCTTGAATACAATGGAAGCCATTATTGATAATTTAAAACAAAGAATAAACTTAGAACTTTTTGAATACAAATACCTATCAGGTGTGACTCAAAGCGCAATTAATAGTAAATATAACAAGGTTAACTAATGCCAGACATTGAAAAATGGAAATATCTCGACGCTTGTTCGCCGTTTATTGAGGACGATAAATATTATATTGTCATTGACAGCGAATATACAACCCCAGGAGATGACCCAGAGACTAGATATGCTGAAGCGCAGCGTTTTGGTGTTTCAAAATTATTAGAGTTTTATGGTAAAGATACTTCGGTATTAGATGATACAACAGGGATTATAACAGCTTCAAGCTTTGAAGATAAGTATGTGACAGCATCGGAAGAAAATCTTGTTCCAATGAAGGTTTTAATTTCTGTCTTAAAAGAAGACTTTGATTTAGTTGATGATGACCCAACAACATGCAGTATTGATATTCCAGAGAATAAAGTTGTAATAGAATACCCTGTGAATGAAATTGCTAAAAAAATAGATTTAGTGGTCTCAGGTATGGCTACAACATTACTTGATGCTTTAAATTCTCAATATTTCATATCAAATATTTATATTGAAAAAGAAATGGCTCGTTTGTCTCAAGCCAGAACATTGTTACAAAATTATTTTAATTTAAATAATATCGAGCCATTTAAGCTTCAAAATCCAGATTGTTCAATACCTTCAGAGCAGGAAAAAACTTTAACCCTAGGTTTTGATACGGACTATAAACTACGATATCTTTTAATTGATAATCAACAACACACCATTGGGTATAATTGTCTTTTAGAGCAATCTGTTTTTTCACACATTACCACAACATATTACTTGACTCGTTTAGATGATATGATATTGGATTTAAAAGATAGAGTTTGTGATGAATTTAATTGGATCAACTTTTATAAAATTCACACATTACCAATTCCTATAATAGAAGCAAAAGAACATTTCACAGATGGTGTAAATCATTATGATGAGAATGGCAATTACACCACAGAGCCCACTCCACCTGTTGGGGATATTGAATCTTCTACAAACGAACTGGACCCTCTTCTTGGAGAACTTATCAACAAATTAGGTAAGACAGATGAAGAGTTATCAGCAGAAAACCAAAAATTAAATGACCCAATTGTACGAACTGTAAAGGCGGAAAATGCCAAAATCGAGCGTGATTATGTTGGTGCTGAAGAAACCTCTCCTGCTGCAATTGAACAAAAATTAGATGAACTAAACGAGATTTCATCTCCTGTTTCACCAAATACAGAAGAAGATGGTAGTGATCTTTTAACCCCACAGCAACTTTTAGAAAATAATAATCAAAAAAATTCGTTATTCAAAAAATTAAATTTTACTTTTAATGTGCTTGGCACAACGAACATTGGACTTATGTCACAGCAGGTCATACCAACAATGATAAATTGTTTAATAAATGAATATGGTTTAGAAATGTGGGAAGATCCAGATCTACAAACTGCTTTCAATCTGCAAGATTGCCAGCTTGATAAAACCACAATACAAGAAAAGTTTGGTTCATTTAGCACAACAACTGCTGGAATAGTTCCTCAGATATTTAATATTCCACCATATTTTCCTAACAATAAAGATTATTTAGCCGTAGCAATGGACCAATTGCGAGCAAATTTAGCTAATTTACTTTTACAAACAACTATATCTACAATTGTTGAGACATTTCAAAATTATATTGATAACGTGTATTCAAACCCTTGTCAAGTGGTGACTGGACCTGATCCACAATTTAGAAATTGGCTATCACAGACAGTTGGAATTGATTTACCAAATATTGACAACCCAGAAACTTTCGCCTCGTTGATGATTATTAATGGAGGAAAAGGTTTTTCTGGGATTTTAAGTAATATACTATCTAAAACTAATTCTCCATCACGCTTAGAAGCAGCAGGTTTTGAGTTATCAGACTTACCCACTCCTGGCAGTTTGCCAATATACATAAATGATTTTGGCGCAGTTAGACAAAAATATTTACCACAGCAACATGTGGTAACAGTTACAAATGAAATTCTAAAAGGTCTTGATGAAATTTCTAGCATTTTAATGCCAAGGGAGCTTGCTTTGTTATTGGCTGGTAGAGGTGATAAAAATACAAACAATTTAGCTACAACAATATTAACCAGAAATGCCTCTAAAGATAATCTAATTTTTAGAAATAGAGAAGATGTAATTGATGTTCTTCAAGCACTTGGTAGAATGATTAGTCCTAAATTACTCATGGAGCCGGTTTTAATCTCGACTGCTCCTGACAATGTTGAGAGACTTACAGTTGGAGATAGTGTTGATTTGTTACGAAAACAGATATTAAAAAGACAAGATCCTTTAATACCTGATGCCGAAATAGAACAAATTATACAAGAAACAAGACAAAAAGCAAAAGACAAAATTTTAAAAGCAGTTGATTTATTTAACAAATATAATGGAGGTGAACTATTACCATCATTTCCTGACCTATTTGGAAGCGGCGGGCTTATAAAAAATATCCCCCCAGTTGTAAAAGAGGTATCAGAAAAAACCTCTGAGGCAGTAGTTGATCCGATTATAGAAACTTTTTATAGTGATGTTGCGCCCACCGTTGGAACAGGTTCATATATCAATTGGTGGAATCAATCGCTTGGTCAAATAGGTTATCTTTATAATTTACCATCATTAATTTTTGATTCATTTTCGCTCGAGGCAAAAAATGATGAATATTTACTTGGTTATACGCCAGCAACAACTCAAAGAACAGAAACACCTGGAAAAACTTTAATTGGCACAACACCTGGATATAACTTTGGAAGGAACTTTAACGTAGACAACAAGGGTCTTGATGATGATGATGCAGCAATTGTATTTGCTCAAATCAAAGAAGCATTTGGTGTTACAGATTCATTAGAGAACTGGTATTATGGTAATATCGCTTCTTACATTGAAGATTTTGATACAGGCGGGGGAATTATCGTCGCGACAGAGGAAATACTCGATCCGTTTGATGAAAATATTTTATATGAGTTAGAAGTAGATAGAACTGATAAATCTAATAAAATTGCAACAATTCGCCGCTATACATTAGATTCAACGCAGCAAACTAACGCACGTCCACCAGGCTACTCTGATGATATTGTCACCTTAAGTTTAAGAAGTAATTTGAGTTATCAACAAATAGATTACAAATCAAATGTATACAAAATCGGCACTACGCTTTCCTCTTTGGGAGATAAAAGCACAACTGGTGAGCTTGGAACAAGATCATTTAATTCTGGATTTGACATTGACAATCTACAAGATCTTGATTTTAATAATTTAAAATCATCAAATTTAGGTGGTTTAGGTGGTGTTGGTCTATTTGGATCAAAAATTAATTCTACCTCTGTAAATTCAAGTATTATTACACAATTTGTAGAATATATTAAAGGACAAAAATATTCTTCTGCTACAAAAGATAGTAACACTAATATTGTATCGTCAGACTTTAATGTTTTAAATTTATCATTAGATAATGATATCTTTGACGTTAAGGGATTAAAAGCAGATGCAGTAAACACAATGAACTTTTTATTAAATGGATCATTGACTGGTGAATATTGTGACTCTTTAAGTGAGATTAGAAGAAATACATTAAATACAAGTTTGCGACTGCTTGTACGAGCATACATCATAGAACAGGCATTAATCAGTATCCAAGTATTTAATGGTTTTGATCTTGCCTTTATGGACAATCAAATTTTTGCCAACTCAGTATACAGCCTTCTCAAAAAAGAAATATCGAAATATCAAGAATCATTTGACACACTTGAATCTTCATTACTTATTGATATCAAGGAAGCTGCTTTAAAATACTACGAAATAATGAATCTATCTGGACAGAGTGAAGAAACACCAAGCAGCGGCAAAGATGCTGTAAGACAAATGATTTTGGACGAGGCAAAAGTATTAAAAGAACCAATCACTCTCGCATTGAATTTAGACTCAAGCACTGACACTTGGAATGAATTCTTGACTAAAGTAATCTTTGGTGAGTATCAAAACTCTACCTATGGAGTTTATGTGGGCACCGACCTCGTCTCCTTTCCATATCTGAACCCAGTCGGCACTGAAACAAGCTTTACACAGCGAACTGATACTATCATGCAGTATGGAGGTTCTACATATATTTTTGTTAGAGACCGTAAAGTAAATGATGACGGATCTCGTACATACTCTTACAGCTTAGTTTATATTGAAAAACAAAGTATTTTGTCACAAATAGATAACTGGACATCTGATTATATTATCTATGATGAGGATACCGTGCGCCGCGATTCCGTCGCCGGAGATGAGCCCACGCCCACTGGCTGGGAGGGCACAACAATATTATCAGTTGAATGTACCCGAGAGGATACAGCAGATGATGAAGACGAAGTTTATGACAGCTTGGCAAAACTAATGTTTGAGACAGATGAATATAAAAAAGTGTTTAACGATATTTCTCCGGTTAAGGTTTTTATTTCTTGTTTGTCTCTGTATCAAGCCTCGGCGTTATCTGACCCGGCAACCTTTAGTTATTTTGGTGGATCCTCTGGAGAAATACCATATATCGGTGCTGACTTAAATGATTTTATGGCAAAAACAAAACTTACAATATTACAATTATTTGCTTCATCTATTTATGGTGGAGGAAAAATAGATTATCAAGATCCGTTTTTACAAAAAGCACAACCTTGATACTATTTATAAGAGGAGTAATATTGAGTGCCCGGTTTATCACCAAAACTACCATTATCCATAGATGAAGTTGATGGATTTGCTACCACTAAAAATTTTCAACAGGTAGCAAGACAAAATCTTAAAATGATTGTTCTGACCAACCCTGGCGAGAGAGTTATGATTCCGGGCTTTGGAGTTGGTCTTAGAACTTACATCTTTGAAAATGCAAGTAACTCTCTTTTTGAAACCATTAGACAGAAAATAAGAGAACAGGTGGCACTTTATGCTCCATATGTTTCTATAAGATCGATTCAGTTCTCACAAGAAAAAACAGACTTCAATTTTGTTGAACTTGATCCGTCCAGTGAATCAAACTTTGTAGGCATTACAATTAACTACTCTATTCCAAAAGCATTTATTTCTGATACTTTAGTGTTGGAAATTTAGTTATTTAAATAATTACATAACAGGAGACATCTTTAAGTGGCAGATAAAAGACAAAATGTCAAAGTAAACTATCTCAGTAGAGATTTTACCTCAATCAAAAATCAGCTTGTTGAACATGCCAGAAGGTATTACCCAGAGACATTTAGAGACTTCTCTGACGCTGGCTTTGGCGCATTAATGGTTGATGCTGTCTCTTATGTTGGTGATCTTTTATCTTTTTACCTTGATTATCAAGCAAATGAGAGCTTTTTATCAACTGCCATAGAATACAACAATATTATCAAACACGGAGACGCTGTTGGTTTCAAATATGATAATGTTCGCGCCACTTATGGACAGGTAAACTTATACATCAAAGTTCCTGTAAATTCTTCAAACACAGGACCAGATTTAGCATATGCTCCAAAACTTAGAGCAGGGAGCACATTTTCAGCAACAAATGGTTCTTTGTTTACGCTGTTAGAGGATGTTGATTTTGCTGATGCAACAAATGAAACTGTTGTTGCAACCACAAATTCTTCAACTGGTGTACCCGTTGAATATGCTATTAAAACAATTGGACAAGTTGTTTCTGGTGAATTGAGAGAAAGAACATTTGAGATTGGTAATTTCGCAAGATTTACCACCCTAACTCTCGAAGACGCAAATGTCACAGAGATAATTTCTATTTTTGATTCATCAGGTAAACAATATTATGAGGTAGAACACTTATCTCAAAACACAATTTATGTTCCTGTAGTAAATAATGATGCAACAACAAATGTTCAGGCACCTACGATTATTAAACCTTTTATTGTCCCAAGAAGATTTGTTAGAAAAAGACTTGCCGGAAGCACGCAGATTATATTCGGATACGGCTCAGATTCTCAACTTGATTCGCCAAGTTTAGCGGAGGCACGAGACTTGGTTTTGAACCTTCACTCCAAAACATATGTAACAGATCAAGCAATGGATCCCACGATCTTAATTAAAGGTGATAAGTTTGGTGTTGGTCCCTCCAATACTACCTTGACTGTATCTTATCGTGCCAATACACAGCAGAATTCTAACGCTTCCGCAGGTAGTGTCAATAAAATAACTAATACATCATTTCAGTTTGCTAATCCAGATACACTTATTTCCACAACATCAGCGACAGTGCGTCGGTCTCTTGAGGTGATAAATCCAAGCCCTATTCAAGGGGATGTGTCCGCACCTACAACCAGAGAATTAAGAGAATTAATATCTGGAGCACACTCCGCGCAAAATCGCGCTGTTACTGTCGAAGATTTTAAAACACTTGTTCTTTCTATGCCCGCTAAATTTGGCGGGATCAAGCGATGTGCTGTTATTCAAGATGTTGACTCTAATTTGAGAAACATTAACATCTATGTTGTAAATCAAAACAACAATGGATTTTTTGAACAAACAAACACAATTTTAAAAGAAAATATTAAAACTTGGCTAAACACCAAGCGTATGATTAACGATTCAATTGATATCTTAGACGCAAAAGTTGTTAACTTAGCTATTAGGTTCTCTGCAATTGCCACTAATGATGAAAATAAAAGTGCTGTATTTGGCAGAGTACAGCGAAGAATGAATACTTATTTTAGTGAAAAACTTGATATTGGTGAATCTTTTAGTATTACAGAGCTATATTCCTTGATTAACGCCACACCAGGAATTATTGATGCCACATTTGTTCAAGTATTTCAACAAACTGGTCCTGGCTATGCGACAACAAAATTTAATGTAAAAAACAACACCACACCAGATGGAAGAATGATAATTGCACCAAAAAATGTTGTTTTCGAAGTTAGATATCCTTCAAGAGATATTAAGGGGACAATTAGATAATGGGTGTAAAAAGATATACAGCAGATGCAGATAATACGATTACAAATGCATATAAGTCAAATCTGACAACTCGTGCAACTGGTTCTAATATGGGACTCTCTGATTCCATGGAGGTGTTTAGAATCTATGGTCAACAGGATTCTGCCTCTTCTGAGTTGTCTCGTATTCTTGTGCAGTTTCCTATTTCAGAAATTACGACCGATAGAAATAATGGAGTTCTCCCCGGAAGCGGCAGCGTAAGTTTTTACCTACGTTTATTCAATGCAAAACACCCGTTTACACTACCGAGAAACTACGATATGATCGTTAGCACTATATCCCGAGCTTGGAACGAAGGCACTGGACTAGACATGGAGAATTACTCTGATAGTGGTAGTTCTAACTGGACCGCTGCGTCGAGTAATTCTGCCGGTGTTACAGCCTGGACAACCGCAGGCGGTGATTATCACGCCGAGCCACGCTTTACTGCATCCTTTGTGGACGGCACCGAGGACATCGAGCTTGATGTTAGTGACGCTGTTGAGCGATGGATTGCTGGTGATAGAGTTAATTACGGCTTTGGCGTCCGCATGGAAAACGAAACAGCCTTCTCTTCATCCTATACCAAGAAGTTTTTTGCCCGAGAGTCGGAGTTTTTCTTCAAACGCCCCGTAATTGAAGCACGCTGGGACTCTGCTACTCGTGACGACCGAGGCAACTTTATGTTCAGCAGTTCCCTCGCAACCTCCGAGGACAACCTAAATACACTTTTCCTCTACAATAGAGTTCGCGGTAGATTAAGAAACATTCCAGATATTGGTACAGGGCAAATTTATGTTAGTATCTATTCTGGCTCCGCAGACAACTCTGAGCCGAGCGGTAGTCGTATTGTCAAGGTCGCAGATGGAACTCATGTTATTTCAGGCAACCCCTATGTTATTACAGGCGGGCATGTTAGCACAGGTATTTACTCTGCCTCATTTGCGTTGACCGCTGCTGCTAATCCTCTGACCACCGCATTTGATGTGTGGCATAGCGGAACAACACAGTTTGCAACATCGTCGTTTGCTCCAAAGAAAATTGAGTCTCTTGCCTTTAATCCTTACTCAAAATATGTTATTAATATTACGAATCTAAGAGATCGCTATTATCGCAATGAAACGGCACAATTCAGACTTTACACCCGTAACAAAGATTGGCAGCCAACTATTTATGTAAAGGCAAGCGAGGTTCCAGAAAATCTTCTTATTGATAGTGGGTCATTTAAGATTGTGAGACTTGTAGATAATTTAGATGTTGTCCCGTTCGGCACAGGAAGTGACAGACATACAGAATTATCTTTTGATGTTAGCGGTAGTTATTTTGAACTTGACATGGATATGTTAGAAGCAGGCTACGCTTATGGAGTTAAGTTTGCTTTCTACGATGATGTCGCACAAAGCTGGAATGAGTACCCCGATATATTCAAATTTAGAGTAGAGGAATAATATGTCCATAAAGGATCTTTTTGACAGAAGTTCACAAGTGATTGTATCCTCAAGTCTTGAAAAAATAGCAGAGGGTATTGAATCTCCTGAATACATCATAGAGTATAATGAAGATGTAGTTCGCGTTGAGCCACATATTGATTTTAGTGATCCAGCAAATTTCTCTAAATACGGTTCGGCAGAGGAATATTATTTAAGATCTCTTGAATACATTTATGATGAGTATCCTTACGATGGTTCACTCAAAGAAAGATTAGAGTGGAAAAAAGAAGCAACACTGCTTGATCTTTATATTTTAGATAGTAAATACCCAAAGTCAACAGGGTACGCTGTATTTGCAAGTGATGGCTGGGGCACATTGGCAGGCAGTATCGTTAATGGATATGGACAACCTGCAAGTAGTAACTACGAATATATTAATATCAAAGGTGGACCAAATTCATCTTTTGGTTCCTCACTTGGCACTGCCTCATTAGCTGATGTATTCGATACAAAATCAAACATTTTTGATGAAACAGTTACAGGGTCCAGCGGACCAGTCTCCGCTCAGAGAACGACAAATCTCCAAACTAATTTAGATCGTGGTGTTACAGTTGAGTTTTGGCTAAAAACTGGGTCTTTAGATACAGCATTAACAGAAAAACAGGTCGTTTTTGATCTTTGGAATGGTCAGGCATCTTCCAGCGCTGATTATGGACGATTAAGAATTGAACTTGATGGCACTCGTGCATCCTCTCCTTTTATGGTCACGGTTTTATCGGGTACGGTTGGTTTAAGCACATCCTCTGTTGAGATTGGTTCTACATTAAATTTAAACTCATTCTCTGATTGGCAACACTATGCGTTTAGTTTTGTTAACAGTGGCACCGACATTGAGACAAAATTATATGTTAATGGAGCATTAACTGAGACAATAACAACTGGTTCAAATATTGGCGAGATTCGTGAAGATTTAGAAGCAAATATTGGAGCTTTGGTTACAGGCACATTTAACCCTTCAGGTGAGGCGTTTGCAAATTTAGGTTCTGGTAAGCTCTCCGGCTCTCTTGATGAATTCCGTTTTTGGAAAACAAGAAGAACTGAAAAGCAAATCAAAAGAAACTACTTTACAAGTGATCTTGGTGGAGGCACAAACACTGATACAGCCAACCTTGATTTAGGTGTTTATTTTAAATTTAACGAAGGAATTACGACCGATGCGACAACTGATAGTGTTGTACTTGATTATTCTGGTCGTATCTCTAACGGAACGTGGACAGGCTATCCAAGCTCTAATGCTCGAAATACAGGGTCAGCAATCAACTCTGCTTCAGCAGGGACAGAAGAACTTGATGTGATTGTCCGCCGCAATCATCCAGATGTCTATAATTTGCGAGCAGAGTTACAAGAATCTGGATCTCTCTGGGACAATACAAATAATTCATCTTTGTTTTTCTCACTTCCATCTTGGATTATTGAAGAAGATGAGGGCAACGGAACAACTGGAAACATTAAAAAATTAACACAGATAATGTCAAGTTACCTTGATGATCTTGACTTGTTGATTGGTGAATTGCCCAAGTTCAACATGGCTTCTTATCCAAGCAGTAGTGTAAGTCTTGACGGACAACCAGATAAACTACATAAACTTTATCCGTATGCAAAAAGAGCCGTTGACTCTTATGGTCTTGGGGCACCAGAATTATTTTCAAATGGTCAGTTTTTAGAATATTACAGAAATCGTAATGAGACAAAAGAGTTTGAAGAAGAATTATACACAGTAAAAAATGTTATCTATAACAATATTTTCAACAACTTAACTGACATTTATAAAGCTAAGGGAACTGAAAAATCTTTTAGAAATCTTATCAGATGTTTTGGTATTGGTGATGATGTTATTAGAATTAATGCTTATTCGGACAATAGCGTATATAAATTTGACACGAAGCGCCGATCCGACAGTGTTCGCTCAAAAGCAATCAATCTAAATCATATTGATAATTTTGCTGGCACTGTATATCAATACGCCGATTCTTCAAACGCAAACAGTGTATCACACATTTCAGGTTCTGGTCGAGAGGGCTTGACTCTTGAAGACGGATTTCCGATGACCTTGGAGGCAGAGGTTGTCTTCCCCGAAAAGATCTCAAGGCGTTTAGAAAATTCATACACCCAGGAGTATCCATATTTAACAGCATCATTGTTTGGTATGCACCAGGCACGAGCAAACTCTCCAACAGAAACAGATTTAACTTGGGCAGCTACCGACAACGCTAACTTTCAAGTTTTTGCAATCCGAAACGAAACACAAGCTTCAGATGTTAAGTTTATGCTTTCATCATCGGTTCCGTTCCCAATTCCAGAGCTTACAAGTTCTCAATATTACAATGTTTATGAGAATCAAAAGTGGAATTTTGCCGTAAGAATTAAGCCCTTGGGATATCCCCAATCTTTTGCTAGCGGGGCTGTAGACAACAACTATGTGCTTGAATTTTATGGTGTAAACTACATTGCCGACAGAAAAATTAATGAGTTTACAATTACGGGCTCAATTGGCAAGCAGGCAGCAGAAAACCTGCTAATTTCTCCGAAACGTATCTTTGTTGGTTCCCACAAGACAAACTTCACTGGTTCGACACTTCATTATAGTGATGCCAAGATCACATCTTGCCGCTATTGGTTTGATTATATTGATAATGAGACAATGCGAACACATGCGATTGATCCTGATAACTTTGGACTTTTAAGACCAGGCAGAGACACTTATATTAAAGAGTCGGATCTTGCAAGTGTCCAAGTTCCAGAGATTGAGTCACTTGCTCTTTACTGGGACTTCCAAACCGTTACAGGCTCTGACAATGGTAGCGGCTCCCCAGCGACTTTTGATGGTAAGTTCGTTGTAGAGGATGTGACTTCAGGTTCCCTTGGTCTGATTGGCAGATACAACTGGCTTGGCAAGATCCTTAAGTATCAGCACACTGGTCGTGGTGATGCTTTCCCAATTAACTCAACAGGTTCAGTAGAAAATCTATTTTTGTACTCTGGAAGGCAGCAGCTTCCCGAGGTCGTATTTGGTGATGATAATATTCGCGTATTAAACCGCGAGGAGACTGAGGTCTTTACAAAGGAAACAAGACCAGTAAAAACATACTATGCTTTTGAAAAAAGTATGTATCAAGTCATCTCTGATGAAATTATTAATTATTTTGGCTCTATAGCAGAGTTTAATAATTTAGTTGGTGAGCCTGTTCACAGATATCGACAAAGCTATAAGAGTATGGAATATTTGCGTCAATTCTTTTTTGAGAGAGTTGGCAACACTCCAGATTTAGATAAGTTTATTGAGTTCTATAAATGGATTGATTCAACTCTTGAGACAATGTTGATGCAACTTGTTCCTGCTTCTGCACAGGTAAGTGATGGTATTGATAATATTGTTGAAAGCCATATTTTGGAAAGAAACAAATATTGGTCCAAGTTTCCTACAATGGAGTTTTCCGCCTCTGCACCTGAAGGCGGCGTTGTTACAATTAACAGACATCTTTATGATTGGGAGCACGGACACAGACCAATCTCCGGGCTACAGTCAGACAATTGTTTTTATTGGAAAGAACGTGCCGAAAGAGATGACGATCCGATTAGCAGCGGCGATACTGGAGTTGACGCAGACAGAAATAGTATTTTAGATGTATCTTTACAAGTTTTAAATCGCAAGTTCAACACGCCTTATCGTTTTGGTGTTGTTAAAAGACGCCAACTTCACGGTGGTATAAACTATTCCGAAAATAAGAAGACAAACTTTTATCGTGGAGTTAACTATCCTCATGGACCTGTGTCCGCTCTTGGGCTTCCACTTAATGAGCTTAACGCTTATAATGTGAATGTCACATTGCTAAAGGATTGTGATGATGATCTCGTCCCACCAGAATTGCAAAAGAAAAAATACTCTTTTGGAACAAGAAATGGTAGAACTTATGACTCTGGCTCATTTGATGGCGTCAAGGGCGAAATTGCTATGCCATTTAATATTTTGTCTGCGTCATCCAATATCGGTGGATACAATGAAGGTGTACAAGCCAACTTCTTAGCGAACTCACAACTTGTTAATCTTCACTCTGACGCATATGGAGATAGAAATGAAACTCCAATGCAAGGTCCGTTTACCGAAAAGTATGTTGGAGGTCACCAGCATAGACATGTTAGAATCAATAACTTCGATGCCAATCGCATTGGTGGCGATGGTGCTGCTGGACCAAACAATCTGGATGGGCAATTTACCCGTCCAGAGGCTTGGAGACTTCTTCTTGGTGGTGGTCCTGCTGGACTGGGAGCTATTGGTCTGACTGGTCCTGATTATGGCGGTCCTTACCCAGATCCAACACGACAACGTGCTTGGTGGTGGCGAGAAGAGACGGCAAAGCGTCCTGTTAATATTCGAAATATTTTACAAACAACTGCCTCAGCGGACACTGTACTTTCAGGTACGCTTCAGTTTGGAGCGATTGGAAACTACGAAAAGACTTATCAAGTTGTCCAGACCTCTGGTCGTAGTACAAACAACTTCTGGTTTAATGACGGACAGACTGATTTGTTACCTGATAGGTTCAAAACAAATAATCCTAAAACAACAAACGTTCATACTTTAATTGGTGTAAGACCATTCTATGCAGGATCAAATCGTGGAAACACTTTCTTGCCTGGTGCCGGTGCAGATGATGCAACAGCTATAACCAGAACAGCAAGAAGTCTGAGTAACCGCTATGAGCCTTTTCAAAATGCTGTTACATCTAACAGAACTGTGTTTAGATTACCAGACAGAACTAAGCAGGATGCCGTTATTGTTGAGCGCTTCTCTTCTCCAGGCGGACCAGAGATTAACTCTCTTGGCTTCCTTGATGTTATTGCAGCAGAAAAATCTGTTTATAATGCACTACCGTTCAGAAATCTTTCTGTCAGAGGCTCTGGGTCTGGCGAAGATCCAAACGTTTTAATTTCTGGTAGTTCTATAAGAGTATCAGATCACTTAGGTCATCGCCGTGGACTTCGCACTCTTGCTGCACTCCATGCTGGACAATTTGGTGCTGATGCGACCTATGGATCAATTGTGGCGAGCACATACAACACTTCTCCATCGTTTTACAAGATCAACAGAAACACAGGATTTAAGATAGACGGAGTTCCTGGCACACCTGGCTCATCTTATTCGACAGCATCGGTTCGCGATAACTTCTATATTCAGCACCCAATCCCACAGAATGACAAACAATATTCTTGGATTACTGCGTCAATTTCAAATACAGGATCTTTCTTTGGTCATGCTCCAAGATCAGGTCTTGTTTCTGGGTCTACCGCCTTTCAGCCCGCTATAAACTTCTTATCAGCATCGGAAATTGTTACAAATACAGGTGATGGTTCGCCCAGTTTTATTGATTTTGTTGGAACAAATGCAACAATATTTGAGACAACTTCTTCATTTAATCTTTTAACGTCTTCCGACAATAGTGCTGCCGATAACTTGTTTGCTTATACTGTGAAACCATTTGGGACTCAAACTGATGCGCCTGGTGGCACTTTTACTGGTACACCTTTTACAAGAAACAAAAATAATATTTTCAATGCGCTTATGCTTCATCGAAATGGTCCTTACGGGTATTCATCATGGAGACAAATCAGTAATAGATATCACCCAATTGTTCGTCAAATGCGTGTAAACAATTCAATTTCAATTATTGATCCTGATACTGAAAGAGATTCGCTCTTAAAAGCACAAGGTAAATATCGAGGATATGAGTGGGATGGTGCTAAACAAAATAGTTCTGACATTTTTGGTTACACCAGTAAGGGCACTTCCACCTTCCGTTTAACGCAAGATCGAGCAATATTAGAATTTGCAGAGCCAGTTGTAACGACCGGGTATAAGCCATTAGAATTCAACGGTAAGCTTGCAGGAGTTCCTGCCGAGGTCAAGGCACCATATGCAAACCAAAAAACAAACTTTTCTAATTCTAAATTAAATGAAAAACTTGGGCTTACAGAGGATAACTCAACAGCAGCAGACAACGTGTACTCAATGTTTGCTGCCGATGGCAATCAGCTTATCAATATGGTGTATTCTGAGCAGATTTACCCGGCAAAGAGAAATATTTATCTTAAACGAAACAATCAAAGAACAAGTTTCAAAAACGACTTTTGGAGAAATAATAGATTTGATAGAATGGCTTTTCTCACTTCTAGTGTGTTTAACTATGAAGTCCAAAGCCCCGAATATACAAGTTCACTCTGGCCACTTGATGGTCGCATTTATGACAGTAAGGGACCAGACTTTGGTCCGTCTCCAGGTGTAAAAGTTGCCTCGCATGATGTTTTTGCCCAAAGTGCGCCAAATAGTGGTAGCGGTGTGGGTGTATTGCAAAGTGTAAGTGTTATTTTCCATAGTAGCCGAGATACAAGCCCCTCTGGTGGTCGTAAGCCAAACTTCATAATTACAGGGTCTTGTCTTTATGCCAGACCTCATGGTTTGACCACGGGCTCCTCTGTTAGGTTATATCAAAACACACTGGGTACTGCCAAAGGTGATGTAGATTCATCAATTCAAAATCAAAATGTAATACAATTTTCAGGTGATGCGCCTTGGGATGCAGGAAAACAATCTGGAAAAACTCCCTTTTATGATTCATACGATGATTATGTGCAATCAATGAAGCGCATAGGAAAAGATTATTCAATTTTACCAGAGTTTAGAATTAGCGAAAGAATGGATGATTATCTTACTGCACCAAATTTTGATAAATTTAATGATCCCGCGTTTCTAAACCTTACAGGAGCCGTCGCTAACATAACATCAAGTACACAAAATGATTTTTATAAAATCTATAGTCACACTGATTTTACAAAATATTTTGGTGTTGTTAAAAATGATGTCGCAACAAAAACAAATTTACAAGAAGATCCATCACAAATTACTGTTCGTTGTAAAGCATTATTAAAGCTATTGCCCTATGATGGTTTCTATCCTGCATCGAGAACTGTTCAAATTTCAAAACTATACTCTGGCTCGTATGGACGAAATTGGACACTGACAACAACAGACAATTCAGGAGACAAAACATTTGTTGCTGCGGGCGGACGAGTTGGGGCAACCCGACCACTTCTGGCTCCAATGATCGCACCCGGTATCTTATTTAATACAATCAAGGCAGGTCTTGCTGTTGACTATCCTGTGTTAACATCTAGTGTTGCTAAAACAGAGAGTGTTCAACGAGTCGCAGTGTCTGGCAGTGATTTAACAGCGAACGGTGGTGCTCAACTTAACGACCCTAATGGAACATCGGCAAATAATGGTGAAGATTTCTATATTGGAAATCTATACTTTGACCAACGAATCCCGTTTGAGGCATTAGTTGAGCCTGAAAATCACATCGCAAATATTTCTTTTCTTGATATGGAGCCACACCCATCTGCCTCAATGAAAGTAACAGCCTCTTGGAATGGTGATGGCGATGATAGATTTAAGTATGCTATGAATAACTTCTTGGCAGAAACTCCAGAATTCTTTTTGGAAAATTCTAATTTTACATCTTTTATTTCTAGCCCAGAAGAGAACTTTAAGACAGCTATAAAAGATAGAAAATATACAATGAAGGTTGCGCTTAGAAAATCTTTCCGTGTTCCTCAAAATCAATTTGATGAAGATGCAAAGAGATATCCATATAATGGTAATGGGTCTAATAATATGGTTATGTATAGCCGCCCATCTGCCTTTGGTCCTCCAGTTCTGGGAGCGCTCTCTGGTGCTATTGCTGGAGACGGCGATGCCGCCCCGAATACTACTGTAGGTGCCTCTGCTTTTTCTAATAGTGGTTCAGCATTTGGTGGAAGCAATCATGGTCACAATGGACCATTTACTCCGCCATACTATGACGGCGGCGCATATTGTATATTTGAATTCAATCCAACAGAGAACAAAAAATACACTTTGGAGGAAATTCAATCACAAGTAACAATGTCTTATTACAGATTTCCAAACTGGAACTTAACCGGAGCGTTGTCCTCAAGTGGACCTATGGGCTGTGATGGTAGTGGAATTACCGCTGACAATAGAGCAGAAGTTAACTCGATGCAGATTTCTGCGTCTGTTAATCTTCTTGGAAGAGTTAGTGCCAAAGATCTTTTCAAATTCCAAAATGTTGATTTAACCAGTGGTGATCGCTGGGTAATTCAAACAAAATTTGAAACCCCAATTCTTAATTTTGTTGATGCTTCAGCTTCGGCTGGTTTAACAACAATCGTAAACACTGGCACTGGTGGACACGCTGTGGCACTTTCTGGTGGATTGAATACACGTCCATATGGTATGTGGCATCAGTACGGAAGGCTGCCTAAATCTACAGAGGGCATTTTTCTTGAGCTTGAAAAACCGAAGTATAGACAAGTTGGTAATGATCCAGTCGCGACAGCACCGAGAACTGATTTGAGTCTTGCTAAACTTATAGGCTTTAGTGCTACATCGCAAAAAGTGGGGAGAGTAGCGCCAACAAAAACAATTCGTGAAGCCGTCGTAGCAGTGCCATTTGTTGAGGAAGAAAATGAAAGAAAATTCTTTGAGATTAGTAGAGCATCACTTATTCCACAGTCTTCCACAGAGGGTGAAACAGTATTTAGTACAAGTGTTGACTCAATTCAACAAATGTTAGACTCGATGGAAAGATATGTAATGCCTCCATCTTTTGACTTCTTGACTTATCCCGAAGATGTAACGCCAGTTACAATGTATATTTTTGAATTTGAGCACAGCTTGAATCAACAAGATCTTGTTGACATTTGGCAAAACTTACCTCCTCGTATTGGTAGAGCTTTTGATCCTGATAATGGCTTAGAGACAACAGAGATCATGCAGACAAAAGAAATTACACACTCACTTGGTGATACGGAGTTGCTTGCCGAAGTCGAAGACAAGCTTCAGTGGATGGTGTTTAAGGTAAAACAACGAGGTAAAACAAATTACTTTGAAAAAATAATCGAGTCAAATTCAACAACTGACATCCCTACAGAACTCGCTGAAGAGGGTCTCGGTAAAACATTGAAGAAAAAGAATGTAAAAGAAACTGACTTCCTGGGTGGTGGTGCCGCTAAAGGTGCTAACACGCTGGAGTCTGAGGAAACCATTGGATATAACTGGCCATATGATTTCTTCTCGCTTGTGGAACTTGCTAAGATTGATGAGGACGTTGTATTTGGAACGCCAGTTGCGGTAACTGTTGACCAAGACTTTGACGCTTCAACATTGACACCTGATAATGTAATTATACCAACTAAAAAGGTCGCTAAAACTGTAGTTGAGCAAATTGCTGATGTTACCGCTGGCGGACTTACACAACAAGGGGTGCAGAATATGTTTACCACTGAGACAACAAAAACGGTCGCTTCACAAATAGATCCAACCAATAAGGGTCAATATGTTAGAACAGGTGTTATAACAAAAACAGAAACAGAAACAACTGAGAGTAGCACTATTGCTGATTTATCTAGCGGAGTGCCTACAAAAAGCAGCACTATTACAACAACAAACAAGGGTACAATAACTAAGACTGAAGAGACAACTGTCACAGAAATGGACCCAGAAGACTCTTCAGCCACCGCTACTGTTGCCGACACTCTTTCAGCCCCCAGAAATACTGGTGGCTTTAACCGCTAAAAACAATAACAACGAATATTTAATAAAGACATGGAATTTTTCAACAAAAAAGAAGAGGTTATAGATTTACAGCTTACCCAATATGGAAAGTTTTTGCTTTCAATGGGTAAACTCAAGCCTGTATACTACGCTTTTTATGATGAAAATATTATTTATGATTCTGATTACGCTGGCTTTAGCGAAACACAAAATCAAACTCATCCAAGAATTCAAGAAAATACTCCAAATACAAAAATTGTACACAATTTTCACAGCATTGAAGATGATATGGTCCGCGCTGTTGAAATACAAAACTCAAACAATCCAGACTTAGCTCAACTAATGCTTCAACAGACCGCTGAAAAATCACAAGTTTTAACTAATCCATTGGCAAATTCTGATATGGGTTCGGACAAGACGCCATCATGGAACTTGTCTTTGTTGTCTGGTCAGATTTTAACAGGATCAACAACATCAACTTTAACATTAAGCAGTTCAGCGACAGTTCTAAACATCCCTCAAATTGAAGTTGAAATGAATTATCGTGTCGAAGTAGCAGTGGGAGAACCAAGATCTGAACAAGAACAACAAGATATTGAACTGGGTGTTGATGATGGTATTCCACAGTCTATTTTAGAGCAACAACTAAATCCAGACGAAATTATTCAATCTTATGATGTTCGTGTTTTTCAAGATGGTTCTTTTTTTAAAGTTGATGGTGACCCGACAAATGGCAAATTACTGTTTCAAATTATAGAGGAGCATGTACCCCGAGGAAACGATAATTTTGAGATTGAAATATACGAAATTGAAGATGTTGATGGTAACGGCATGGTTCAAAATACTACAAAAATAACTGACTTAAAACAATTAAGATTACTGGTCGAGCCTGAACTAATTATTGATGATATTTTAGTTGATGAGGCATCGGGTAGATCACTTTCCTCATCAGATATTGACAGTAGTTTCGCTGATTATTTTTTTGAAGTATTAACTGATGATGAAATAAGTCCTGCTTTTGTTTGTGAGTTACTAAACTCTGGAGACGAAGATGTATATAAATTTGCTCGTAAAGATTTTGTTTGTCCTGACGTACAGCAAGAATATCAAATTGTTAACCCATATTCGCAAAAAGACTCAAACAGTTGTGGTGATACATAATGGCTAATGCATGTGGACTATTTGGTGACTTAATACCCAATGTTTATATTGATAGGGTCTTTCTTGAAGAGTCGCTAACAGATACAGATAATGATGGTGTAGCAGAACTTCAAACCCCAAAACTTTCTGTTCAGTTAAAAGTTTTAGATTCTCAGTCTTCTGATGGTAATTTTAGTATTTTAGGAGACGCCCTTCAGATAGAAACATCTAATAGCGTTTTAGATTTTAAAGAATACATCAATGTTCATTGTGTTGTTATGACAGATTTAGTTGCAGCAGACGATTTTATAAGCAGGTTTGAACAATCAAACTACACGGAAACAAATTCTTATTTTGGGCTTCCGCCACGTCCACCAAGCAACTATTATGTTATCAAAAAATCACTGACCGACTTTACTCTGACATATGAAAACTCTGAAAACTTAACAGAGGTTCTTGCAAGTTATCAATTTGACAAAACGCAATTTGGAGATGATGATGTTTTTGATTATTTAAGAGTATTTGCCTTTGTACAACTTGATGTTGAGGCATTGGAGTCAGACATTAATGTAGATTTTCCTGCCGGATTTAAAACAGTTGTTGGAAGATATATCGATGAGATTGTTCTTCGTAATTCGGTTGTTGTTTCTGAATTAACAATTTTTACAACAGAAGATGGCGATTTATGGGATGATTCATTTCATGCTATGACTGATGGTCGTTACATGACCGGACGCTCACATACTGGCGACCCCTCTGAACAGATACTAACAAAAACAAACACGATAACAAACAATGTTCAGGATTTTAGAATAAGAGATGAAATTAGTGTTTTTGTTGCAAACTTTGATTTTACTAAATCTTTTCAATATGATTTTCCAGAGCAGCAAGATATTTTGAATAGATCTCTTTCCAAGAATTCCTACTTTTCTGAAATTTTTATAACTAAAGATGAAAAAAGAAATGGACGTTTTTATTTTGCTTTTGATTACGGAAAGTTCATTTTACAAGAAGATAAGTTTGCTAATATTATTTCCACTATGACCACCACAGCAAAGGTTGAACTAATCCGAAATGCTGACTTAGTAAAGTTTGTTGTAAAAAGAAAACAAGTAAAAGAAAAACCAGCAAGAAATCATCTTGGATCACCTGTGAAAAATAGAGTTCAATCAAATGAAACAGTTGAAGTTCCGATTGTGACTTCTTTGGACGACAACAATATAACAGAAATAGGTGTAATCTTAACTGACCAGCCATCCAGCGACACTTCTTTAGTAAGACATTTTACAGGGTTTGATCTTGGTCTGAAAGGAAACACTGATGGTGATTTTCAATATAGTGTTGAAATTGAAGCACTGTCAGCTTTCACAACAATATTAAATCAGATTTTAAAGAATCTTGATTTAGCACTGTCGAGTTACAATGAATATGTAAATCTCACACAGATTCCTGGCGTTTACGACTGGCAAACAAGAAAATACACAACTTTTGGACAGCAAGTGCTTACTAATTGGGATGGTGGTACAAGATTAGCCACTATCATAGATATTTATACAACTGCTTTAGATTACTTTGTTGAGCTTGATACCTCAATTCCAAACAGCGGCGGAATGACATATCGAGGCGGAATTGAAAGCAATCTTGTCCGTAATATTAACCCCACTGATGGTTCAGTAGATGGTATTATTTTGTTTCAAAAAATGCTGTCTGATTTAATTGCACAAGTTAGTGATGTTCTGAGTGTTGGTTCAAATTCTGTTGGAGTTGAATCAACAAGAACAGTCCCTCCATCTGATAGGCAGTCGCTCTTGAAACAAACAACCATGAGAGTGGAAGAGGCATTTGATCACACAATTGGAGCAAGATTTATTAACGATACTTATGTAGATAATATTAGTCCAATAAGAAGAAATCCAGGCGGGTTCCCAGGTCTTAGAACTTATAGTGGCACTGATCTTGCTGATGCATCAGTTACAGAGATTAATCCGTTGAATTCAATTTTTATTGGAACCCCAAAAGCAGCAGAAGCTCAGGGCATAGTTGTTAATGTACTACCCTCTTTCGAGAGCAGTAGATTTAATTCAATAATTAATGAAGACGGGCAAATTGTAGAGAAGCCGTCAAGAAATAAAGTTAAATTATCAGATTACACAGGTGCAAATGCACCCTCAAGATTGTCAGGACAAACCATTGGTGTTGACCCATTACAAAGTCAAGATTTAAATGTTAATAATTTTAGTCCCAGAGATTTACAGAAAGAAGGAGTAGTTCCAAACGCTGCTGCTCCTCTTAGTGTTTATCAACAAATTGGTACGAACACTGACTTAGTTAAAGAAGGAGTTGTTACTGAAGATTTGGATACTTTAACTTCTGAGGATCTGAAGACAGAGGTTGAGGTTTTAACAGCTTTCACAAGACAAAGCTCTAACTTGACTGATAATTCGTTTGTTATGAGAAACCCTCAGTTTCAAGTTAAAAAACTTGGAGACTTAACAACTGCTGTTAATGCAGGTAATCTTTATTTTTTGTGTAAACAAAGACAACAAGGTAACAAAGAAGTTATTGATGCTTACTTTCTTGTAAGTCCTGTTGCGGCGACATTTGAAACACCAACTGAGTTCACTACAGACGGTGTGCAGCTTGATTTTGGTGAGTCGGAGGCTGTTGCTGAGACAGTATTAGAGCAAATTACAGAGGCAACTGATCCTTCAAACATGACCACTTCTGGTGTTCAATTCAGTTTTGGTGCTCCATCTTCCGTAGCTGCACAAGTAGCAAATGATACTAATCCTACAAACATGACTACGGACGGTGTTGACCTTGCAGCAGCGCTTGAAGCGACTAACTCTGGTAAAGTTTCTACAGTTATGGAACAAATGAGCGAAGCAACACAAGGTATGACCTCCCAAGGATTTAAACAGCAAGGCTTTGAGAGACCTTTAGGAACATAAAATATGGCAATTAAAAAATGTGATGACATCGTTGCTGAAGCAGAGGCGCTCGAAACGGAGGCTGCTGAGGGCACAACTGAAGCGGCTGCTCAAGAAACAGAAGCACAGGAATCTGAAACATCAACATCTGGCGATGGCGTAAATGACACCGCAATGGGGTCAACTAATTTAGCCGCGCAGGGGCAAGCAGCAATAAGCCAGATGACTGCCGAGTCTGCAATGGAAGCAATTCAGGATGAGGAGCTACAAGAATTAGTAGAAGATTATAAAAAGAAACAATCAGCTTATCTTGGAAAAACTATTACAGCCGTTGAATCAAGCTTGTTTCAACGTCTCGCTGTTGAATCAGAAACTTTTGACACAACAAAGACAGCTTTGCTTAATATTACAACATTTGGAAATGGAAATATTAAATCAACAAGACCGGCAAATATTTCTGATCCACTTCGTGCGGAGCACAGAAGTTTTTTTACATTGGATTCAAACGATCAATTATCTTTTTTTAGTACCGATAATACAGATATGTTTGGCTCGACACCAATAAAAATTTCTCCATATCAAGGATCAAAACCAACATCAGTTAGCAGTGATTTATTTAAAAAATATCAACAATCATTTATTATTGAAAGTGATAATTTTGTAGAAAATAGCGACTCAGATGGAATCATAAATCTTCAACCTGCGTGGGACGCTTTTATGAACGGAGGAACAGATAGTGTTACTGGTCTTAATAGACCATCTGCTATAATTGATACAACACAAACATTTACTGACCATTACATAAAAATAAATTCTCTTTTTAATGATGAAGATATGGAAAGATTTTCTAATGCAATCAACAATCCTGCATATGGAAAAGTGGTGCCAACGTATAACTTTTTTGTTAAAGGATACGAAAACTACATCGCTTCAGCAAATATTAGTGAATATCAATTACAAAATCAATTTTCTAACATTACAAGAGAAAATTCAGAGCTTCAAAACGCACTTCATGATCTTGGTATGGACTATAGATACGTCCAAAATGTTATCACACTGAAAGACCAACAAGGCTATGATATAACTGAAAAATTTCAAAACATTGGAATTCCAAAGTCCTCTGTCCCAAGCATTAAAGAGGTAACAGACACTGATGATCTTTACTCTTTACTAAACTATATTGAGTTTAACACTGAAGCAACAGGTCAATTTTTGGTCTCTGCTGCTGATACAGGAATGACTGATGATTTGTTCAAGTTTCTTATGGATCAAAATATTGTTTATCCAGGGGACATCGCCTCCGCCGCTCAAGCCAACCGTTTAAAGTTTGCTATTTCTACAGAGATTGTAACATACAATAATAACCTAACTCTTATCAATACAGACATTGTAGAGGAAAATGTTGCAATTTTAAACTTATCAAGTTGGCTTTTGTCTTATCTATCAAAAGCTGGTGCTCCAAGCATTGATACTAGGTTTAGCAATGTTGCTGTTCTTTTAGGAGTTGATCCTAATACAGTTGAGACTTCTGAGGATTGCAATGCGTTTCTTCAAACACTAAAAAGTTTGTTACTATCCGGTAAACTTCAACAAGTTGTTAATGATAGGTTCCGTACTTTTGAACAAATGATGGCAGGCGAAGAAGCATACAACGAAACAATTATGTATGAAATTGTTCGAACAGGCGGAGACTCTACACAAAGAATATTTGTTCCAAACGTAGAAGATTTAGATATCATGAGATATGCCGATACTCAAGTCAAGTACGACAGAGACTACACATATGAAATCTTCGCTCATCAACTTATTATAGGAACCAGTTATCAATATTATAACTTTAGTGTTTCCACCAATTCTAAACTCGCCCTTTTTGCTGTTGAATACGAACCATCGCTTCAAATTGCAAGACTACCGATTTTTAATCAGACGGTTAGAATTTTAGATAACGCCCCTGTTTTTCCAGATGTTAGTATTGTTCCGTTTAAGGGTGTGACAGATCGTGTTATCATTAACCTTAACGGCAATATGGGTACATACGAATTGGATCCAATTATCATTACCGATGCTGATGCTAATTTTATTAAAAATTATCGTGACGCTAGAGGCTTATCTGGTGCCGATCCAATCTTATACGAATCAGATGATCCGGTCAGTGAATTTGAAGTTTATAGAACGACAGACCCACCTTTTTCATATAGCGATTTTAGTGATAACTTGCTAAGAACAGTGTCTTCTGATGTAGCTACATCCGTATCATTTATCGATGATATTTCTCCAAATACAAAATATTATTATACATTTAGATCAATTGATGTTCATGGCAACCGCTCAAACCCAACTGATGTTTATGTCATCGAATTGGTAGAATATGACGGTATGATATTTTTTAATCAATCAATCTATGAATTTGGAGATGTTAACTACAATAACGTTAAAACAACTCGGTCTTTTAAAAGATACTTTCAGATTAATCCCAACCTAATTCAAAGTCTTATTGACTATGAAAAAACATTTCCTGATGGCGACACAAGCTCTGCACTAAAAGCAACAAGTGTATCTGTTGGTAGGGCAGACACACCAGTGTGGGACAAGAGGTTTAAGATTAGAATTACGTCTAAAAACTCTGGCAAAAAGTTCGATATTAATTTTACTTGCAAGACACAATTCATACAAAACACAGATGATACACCACCCATTGACCCTGGTGTTATCGCCGCAATTGCTAAAACCGGATTCAATGCTACCGCTTCAAAGGTGGCTTCAAATGAAGCAACAGCAGGGTTGCGAACATTCCAACAACAGAACACGCAAGAAGACGCAGAAGAGGCAATTGAAGCAGCACGAGAGGTGGGGACTCAACAACCTGAAGAGACTCCGCTTGACAATGGTGGAGATCCATCTACAGCAGGATCAAAATATTGAATGTATAAGCCATCAACAAAATTGGTATTTTAATATTATTGGAAACTATTTACATACGAAAGAGGTATAATTAACTATGGCATTTCTTGATAAC